AGCTTCGACGCCACGGTAGAGGCACCTGCACCGCTTTTTTGAAAGCGCTTCAGCTTCTTATTCGCATCCGCCATACCTTGCTGGTAGGCCTTGGAGCGAAGAATCAGATCCTGAGTGATTGGGCTGAGTTTTGGCATTGTATCAGACTATTGGTTACTTGATGGCGGTGGACCGAAGGCAAGCACTGCCATGGCACGTAATTCCTTGGCGTCCATTTTGCGGCTGGCCTTGCGAGGCTCGTTGAGAAAGTCGGCCGCCTTGAAGGTCGCCGTGCCCCCGTGCGCGGCGACGATCACGTTGCTGAACTGCGCCATAAGCGCCGCCGTGTCGGCAGAGAGGTGCTTCATCAGCACCTTCAGCCTTTCGTCGGTTCTCTTTTCGCGTTGCTGCCATACCTCGATCAGTGCGTCTAGCTCGCTTGGGGTGATTTCTTCAAACTCTTGCGCTTTGAGCCCGAGTTCGAGACGGGCGAAGGCTCGGAGTTCTCGCCAGCCTCGCATTCTTTTCCCAGCTCGGTATCATCCTCCGCCTCGCCTTCGATGCCGAGGGCCTGCGCGATTGCGGCTCCCATCTCATCCATACCAGGGCAGCGATCAGCTACCTCATCGAGCGATGCAGCTGGATCCACCGCCGCGCCGATAAAGGCAACATGCGCCCCCACTCGGCGCGCTGGATCGTCAAAATCTGCGAAGGTGTATCCAGCACGCTCAAAGCGGAAATGCACACCGGTGTTAAATTTAAGTTCCAGCTCTTTGCCGTTATATTGGATTGTATTCTTTTTCATGTTACGAGTGATGTTCTTTGATGGTGTTAAGCCGCGCCGTGAATTGGCAGGACACTCAGAGCCGAAGCCCCGAGGCCTGCCGCATCACTCTGCAACGGCAGAAAATTAGACGACAGTATCTGCCCAGACCGGCTTACCACTCACTTTGAGAGTAAAGGTCAGCTCGATCAGGCCTTCAGCCGTCAGCTCGCCAGGCGTCCAACCAGTCGCCGGTCCGGAAAAGACGACATTCGCGCCGCCATCTTCAAACTCGATACGCCCGGTGGTATTTGTGGTCCCTTCCACTTCCGCCTTGAGAAGCGTTTGATTCTCGGCATCCGCTACCGTTGCGGGGTCCATGTGCATAACGAGCGTGACCTCGCCGCCGTCTTTCAAAGTTTTGATGAATGTGCGGTGCGCATCCGCCGGATTCAGACCAGTGGTATCGACCGTATCGGCTGTCACGCCAGGCGGTTGAACGCGGATCACTTCGCCGATATCGGTATAAGTGGAGCCAACAAGGAGCGCGAAAATTGCCCCGAGGCCTGTTCTTGGTGCTGTCATAGTATTATCTTTCTATTGTGGTTTTTGGTTTTTGCCCTTCGGGGGCATTAAGTTCGGTAGGTAAAGTTTAGGTCGAGGCGCTCACGGTAGATATGCTCCTGGTCATCATACTCGCCGTCGCTGCCTTCGATCGTGCAGATGAGGATCTGCGTGCGACTGTTGAGCGTTTGCTTGATGCCGTCGAAGAGATCGAGCACCCGGTCAACGATCGCCACAGCGTCGGCCTTGCGCACTGCGTATGCATCAAACTGGATCCGCCGCATGCGCACACCGGCAGGGCCTGCCAGTTTATACATGCCCGCGAGCGACACGCCTTGATAAATTAAGTATGGGTAAGCAGCACCTTGCGGCGCTTGATCCGGATAGATGCGATTCGTGATCCCGGTTAAGGTAGCATCCGCTTTAAGTGTCGCCACGAGGTCTTCTAAAAGTTCGTTCATCGCGCCCCCTTGGTCAGTTTTTTGATTTCACGCGCCAAGCCTCGCTCAGAGGCCTTAAGCACACCGACCTGCACCGCCGCCTTACTGCTATCCACGGCAGGCCGTAGAAATGGCTTTGCCTTGGAGTGCCGGGTGCCAAACTCCACGAGGTGCAGATAGTTCGCCGGGGTGATGTTACGCCTCGAGATCGTCCGCCCTGACACGCCCTTATCCACCCCCACACCTGCCCAGACCGTGCCTGAGCTGTAGTGCTTGACCCGTAGATTGATAGCGTGATCCAGGAGGCCCGTTCGGATGCTACCATTTGCCCGCAAGTTTGCCTTGGCAGCCTTACGGATCACAGTGGCTCCACCCCGCGCAGCAGTCGTGAGCACGCGCTTTTGAAATGCTGCCGGCAGCGCCTCAAACACGGCAATTGTGTTCTTATCGCCAAACAGTTTAAGCTCCATGCCCTCACTCATTGCAGCCCGCTCCCTTCCGTTGCGACATCGCTATGCAGCACGCATTCGAGATCCTGCAGGTGCCGACGGCCGACCGGCACAATATTAACGATATCGTAAGTCAAGCCGCTCTCGACCACACGGTCCTTGAGCGTGAGATCCGAGATATAGCGCACGCGAAATGTGACCTGCACTTTACCGACCTCCTTTGCATTGGAGGTCGACTCTGAGCCGCTCTGCTTCATGCGCCGGGCCCAGGGAGAGCGGTAGAGCTCCCAGGTCTCATTTGCCTGCCCAAGTGCATCCACACCCGCAGCGGCATTCAGCCGCTGGATCTGTAGCTTGGTATCGAAGGCCCCAGGATTCACTCGGCCTCCTCCTCTCCATAAAAATACAGCTCGACTCCGAGCCGTGCAGCATGCGCCTCAAAGCGCTTGCGCAGGCGATCATAAGGCGCATGGTCACCATCGATACCGACGCAGAGCACCTCCTCGATCCCCATGATCGCCAGCACTTGAATCGCGCTGTTGATCGTGCCCTCACCGGCAAACAGCCCCGAGCGGGCCAGAGATTCAGGCAAGGCGGTGAGCCGCGAGGCATCCGCCGCATCGTCGAAAGCGCACACATTACACTGCGCCGGGCCGCACGCCGTGCGCCGTGGGTGAAATAGAGTGACACTGGCCGGCAGCTCCGCCACCCAATGCTGCACATCGTTGGCAAACACATAGTCCACGCGGTCCAGCTTGAGCGCCGTCTCATTGACAGCGCAGTGCAGAACATCGACCGGGATCGCATCCTCATCAGCAAGTGCCACCTCCAGCGAGGGGCCAGATCCATACAGCACCGCGCCGCGCCCGCAATGGCGATCGAGAAAACTATGCAGGCTCAGCTTCAAAACGGCGGCTCCTCCTCCAGCAAATCATCGTTTGCGGTATCAGCCGCGCCACTACGGCGCTCACCGGTTCCGATAAATTGAAAGCTCTCCAGGATCACACCCAGTTTGCTACGCTTCTGTCCATCGCTCTCCCACTGGTCGAGCTTCAGGCGACCCTCCAGCATGATCGGCGAGCCCTTGCGCAGATACTTGCCGAGCGTTTCAGCAGTCTTACCAAAGGCATCGACATCGACAAAGGTGACTTCCTCGCGCACTTCACCATCGCGAGTGCGATACTTGCGAGATGTGGCGAGCCCGAGCTTGGCAACGGTATTGCCACTGGGCGTGGTGCGCACTTCGGGATCCCGGGTCAAGTTTCCCATGAGAATGACTTTATTAAATGAGGCCATAAGTTTAGACGCGATAGATTTGATACGGCCCGCAGAGGGCATTTACAGTGAAGGGCACAGCGGTTGGAGTTGCGCCCGCCATCACGGGAGCTCGCATATCGTAGAGGTGCGCGATCATGTAGAGGATCGCCTGCTTGAGCGGCTGAGGCACTTTTGTCGCATCTGCACCATAACCGGCCTTAGCGGTGACCTGGATGCGATCGTTCACAATATCCTCATGCAGCTCTGGCGCGGTAAAAGTGCCTGTCGCTACCAGGTAGCTTTCACCATCACCGGCAGGGCTCAGGCGGAATTGATCAGCAGACAGCTCGACCAGCACGGCATCTTCATCACGATACTCCACTGTCGCGATCGATGATACATTCCCCCGGGGCAGCTCAAAACAGGTCTGCCAAAACGGGAAATTGAACACAAAAACCGTATCGATCAAAGTGCGCCCGGTATGGTCCTCAACCGTGCGCCGGGCTACAGAGATTAAAGTGGTGATATAGGCATCATCCTCCGCCCAATCATCTTCGATGCGGAGGTGCTTCTTTGCCTCGGCAAGGGTGACCGGCTCAGCTTGCGGCTCTGTCTTTCGAGTGACAAACATATTAGGCAGCCTCCTTTTTCTGATCAGCTTTGACCTCCA